TAGACTTGCTTTCCACCAAGGTATCTTTGTAGGTAACGGCCGTGGTTGTAGAACTATTTGGACTCCTTTTACTAAGGCAGAGAAGACTAACACAATGTGGATGTTGGATCTTGATATTAGTAGAGAAATCACTAAAAAGGTCTTAGCAGAAAAGTGGAGTCTAGAAAAGCTTGAAGAAGAAAGCTTAAAACATGCTTGGCCAGTTACGTTAGAGCCGGGTCAAAGTCACCTGTTCTTTCAGGAACATATTCATGGTAACGTCAACAATGAAGAAGACTATACTCGTGTCAGTATGGACATGCGAATTCTGATTGAGGGCGAAGAATGGGGACGTAGACTTCCAGGTGGATTTATGCGACTACCTGGAGATTACGAAATCGCAGAAGTTATGGACTATACCGGCAAAAGCTTTATTACCTATGCCGGATGGAATAGTAAGTTTAGTAAAGACATTCCTTTGCCTATGCAACGTGCGATTATTGAACCTTATTGTGTTAAGAATAAGATTGCATATACTAGTTACGAGTTTGAAAACGAACATTTGGATTGGCAACCTGGACTAGAGTATTACATTAAAGAACGTCCCGACGGCATTGTTCTTTGCAGTATGTATTGTTTGACCGATGATGCCGAACGCCGTAGTGAATTACTAGAATTAGCATTAGATCGGGGAGTTGAACTTCATTTTGCAAACGAATTGATTAGTTTGAAGAACAAAGTCGATCTTGATAGAATTCAAACTTATTTGAATTTTGCGGTGCCTAAAAAGGGCCCGTATGTTTGGGAAGAATAAATGTCACACTTTGAAATCATCATTGAAGAAATTCCACAGCGTTGTGAACAATGCGGCATCATTGATGAATGTCATCCATACGGGTTGAATCATGAAGAAATTTGCAACGAATGTGCTGCAAAGGATCCGTCGCTGACAGCTATCCGCAGGAAAGAATTTTATCTAGGAGAACCACTATGAAAGTTATCAAGAACGAAGAACACAAAGTAACACGAAAATTTAAATATGATATTCCTGATGAGGACATCATCAATACGTTTGGATCACTTGACCGATTTAAGGAGATTGTAAGCCACAACACTGATGGTTGGGACGTTGAAGTTGTCGGAGAAGAACCTACAGACGAAGAAGCTGACCTTTTTTATGATTTCTTTGCTGATTATGATTATGAGTCGGAAGAAGATTGGTGGCAGGATCTCAAAGGCGGCTATGAAACTAATTACGAATTAGGTGATGAATAACGTGGATGAGTTTGACGAATCTGACTATGATCCAGTAAAAGACACAGCCGAATGGGCTGAAAAGCTATTGGGCAAAAGCTACACGTTTGAAGACGGTGACCGCATTGAGATTGTACAAGTAAAGCGCAGGGATACTGGTCCTTGGATCACTTATCACATTTATCAAGGTCCCGGTATTCCTCGCAAACTGCTAATGACTGCGGATGAATTTGATGTTACATACGGGCACTTATTTGGGTTGAGAGTCATAGAAGACTAAATAATAGATGCTTTTAAGAAAAATCTTTAGTTTTCCAACCCTAACACTTTTAGTAGCACTCACGCTTAGTGCTATCGCCGCCTGGTATTCTATCCTAGGCTTAACCGCTATCTTTGCGGCTGCTGTTATTCCAATCATTATTATGGGCGGCTCACTAGAAGTTGCTAAGGTTGTAACTACGGTTTGGTTGCATAGATATTGGGATAGAGCAGGATGGGTACTAAAGATGTATCTTATTCCTGCGGTCGTTGCTCTTGCTTTTTTGACAAGCATGGGCATCTTTGGCTTCCTAAGTAAAGCGCACAGTGATCAAGAACTAGTCAGCGGCGATGTTGGTGCTAGGGTTGCCATCTATGACGAAAAGATTAAGACTGCAAGAGATAATATTGAGGCTAATCGCAAAGCATTACAGCAAATGGATGCACAAGTTGACCAGTTACTCGGTCGTACTACGGACGATGTTGGTGCTAATCGTGCTGTTCAGGTTCGTAGACAACAAAGAGCAGAACGCACTAGATTACAAAATGAAATTGCTGCTGATCAAGAAATCATTTCTAAACTGAATGAAGAAGCAGCTCCTATTCGTGCCCAAATTCGTAAGGTTGAAGCAGAAGTAGGTCCAATCAAGTATATCGCTGCACTGATTTACGGTGATCAAGTACAAGAAGATACAACTACATTAGAGAAGGCCGTTCGCTGGGTAATCATTCTCATTGTGTTTGTATTTGATCCTCTAGCATTGTCTCTTGTTATTGCTGCACAGCATAGCTATAGATGGCTAGACGATGATTTGCGCAACCGAAAGAAAGAAGACGAGGAAGAAGCAGAGGACAAGTTTAAGGAAACCTTCTTAAACACAAAGATTGACGAAGATTCCAATAAGCTCCTTGACGAAGTGTTAGATGATACGCTGAATGAAACAGCATACGATGTTCCAAAGGAGGACGAAAATGTTTCAGAAACTATTCAACCAGATACTATTCCATCAGATGATGTGGTACGAGAGAATGTACCTGAAACACCTGCTCCCGATGCAGTTGCGTCAGGGGACAGCATGGAACAAAGTGAAGCAGGAGAAGGAAGCAGCAGAGAAGAACTCGCTAAGCCAGCAAAATCCGCCGAAATAAAAACTGAAGGGGTAACTCTACAAGAGTCTGACGGTGGTTATGTAAGCTTTGAGGGTAAGAGTGTCAGTAAAAGTGCATTGCAAGGTATGCGTCCCGATCTATTCATCGCTAAACCAGACGATGACCAAACATTGACAAGCTTTGGTACAGAATTTCCTAAATTTGCTAAGAAGGGTACAGTTTTTGTACGTGTAGACTTACTTCCTAACAAGGTATATAAGTTTAACGGTGACAAGTGGATTGAGATAAACAAAGACTTGACTGATGCTTATCTGTATGACGAAGAATACATTAGATATTTGGTAGCTAAGATTGAGTCTGGCGAATATGACGTAGACTTACTATCAGACAACGAGAGAGAGCAGATTGAACATTACTTAGATAAAGTTTCTAAGCCCTAAATTTTCAATTGACTAAGTAAGAATATGTCAGACAAGAAACTACACCATTGCTCATTTTGCAGAAGCCACAAGGATGAAGTCACTAAACTAATAGTAGGTGAGGATGTTGCTATTTGTAGCAACTGCATTGATTTGTGCAACCAACTAATAGTAGAAGACAAATCACCAAAAAGCACTAAGAAACAACAAGAAATTGCAATTGATCCATATAGTATTAAAGAACACTTAGATGGTTTGGTAATTGGTCAAGATGATGCAAAGAAAGTATTGAGCGTAGCAATTTCAAATCACTATAAGCGTATCAACAATCCACCTGCTGATTTAGAGATTCAGAAAGGTAACGTGTTGCTTATTGGTCCAACTGGATCAGGAAAGACATTGCTAGCTAAGAGTGTTGCTAAGTACCTTGACGTACCCTTCGTAGTAGCTGATGCTACCAACCTAACAGAAGCAGGCTATGTAGGTGAAGATGTTGAGTCTATGATTTCTATGCTATTGAATCTTGCTGATGGTGACGTTAGCAAAGCAGAGCGAGGAATTGTCTTCATAGATGAAATTGATAAGATTTCACGTAAGAGCGAATCAACCAGCATTACTCGTGACGTTAGTGGAGAGGGCGTACAACAAGCACTTCTTAAGCTTGTTGAAGGAACCAAATGCAGAGTGAGCGTTGCTGGTAAAAGAAAGCATCCTCAAGGAGACTCAATTGAGGTTGATACTAAGAACATTCTCTTTATCGCAGGTGGAGCGTTTGTTGGCTTAGAGAAGATCGTTGACAGTAGAGTAAATCAAAGTTCAATTGGGTTTGGCGCTACTGTAAAGCATAAGAATGAGAAACAGAGCTTAGACAAGCTATCACCGGAAGACTTAACCAGGTTTGGAATGATTCCTGAGTTCATTGGTAGATTTACTACCACTATCTCATTAGAAGAACTATCATTGGAACAATTAGTTTCTGTACTTAAGAGCATCAAGAATAGCTTTATTGAACAATACAAGTATCTATTTTCTATTGACGGCATTGAACTTGAATTCACTGATGAAGCATTGAATACTATCGCACAAAACTGCATTGACCTAAAGACTGGCGCTAGAGGTCTTCATACTGAAATTGAGCGTATTCTTATGCCCCACATGTTCCACGCTAAGCGTTATGTAGATACTGGTATAGAAAAACTAATCATTGACAAAGAATTAGTAAACAATCCAAAGTCACTAGTTTAACCAAAATACTAGATTTTTTTGCGAAATAATAGTAGTATAAATACTGTTGTAGATGCTATTATAGGTCTACAACATAGTCTTGCTTATAAAGGAGATAAAAACATGACTAGAGAATTAACCCTACGTTCCCTTGACATTCCGTCAATTCATAAGTTCGCTGTAGGATTTGACAACATTTTTGATGAAATGTTGCGCATTAATGCACAGCAAGCAAATACAAACTATCCCCCATACAATATCGTAAAGCGTAGCGAAGACAACTTCGTTATTGAACTTGCTGTGGCGGGCTTCAACGAGGGTGATATCAAAATCACGCTAGAGAAGAATGTTCTTACTATTACGGGAGAGCAAGCTTCTACAGAAGGTGAAGAACTTGAATACGTGCATCGTGGCATTAGTGCCCGCAACTTCACTCGCACTTTTACTTTAGCAGAACATGTTGAGGTAGTAGGGGCAAGTGCAGAAAACGGCATCCTTAGCATTGAACTTGAGCGTCAAGTTCCTGAGGAACAAAAGCCCAAAACGGTTGCAATTACATACAATAAATAATATAGTGATAAATGTGCTTGCGGGTAATGGTGCCCGCAAGCACTATTAAAGGAAAAACATAATGCCTAATGCAGAAGTCAATACAAAGATTAAGCCTAACCTAGGGCTTCGTGAGCCGCCTCTGTTTAAGATTATCTATCTGAATGATGATCGCACCTCAATGGAATTCGTAGTTGGGTCTTTAATTGACTATTTCAACTATACTAACGACACCGCAACGCAAATCACAATTGACATTCACGAAAAGGGTAGTGCAGTCGTTGCTATTCTTCCTTACGAAATTGCTGAACAAAAAGGCATTGAAGTAACTCTGGATGCTAGAGCGCAGGGATATCCTCTTCAAGTTAAAGTTGAAGCAGAAGCTTAAATTGTAATTGATAGTCTCTTTGCGTGATACGGACCATATTGATTTTTTGAATTACTGATATAGTTGATGTTGTCAATGGTAGTGTCAACTGGTTTGTCATACGTACCAAATATCCAGTGAGAAACTTTCTTCTCCGTATCCGATTCTAATATGTTATGCAGGGGAATCTGATCCACTACATTAGTGGGCACTTCCCCAAAATATAGTTCTTCTTTTGGGACTGCACTAGTGATAACAACGACCTTCTTAACATCTAGGTGTTTTTGAAGTTTACCAAGGCATGATACCAAATATGTAAAATCTTCGTATTTGGCAGCAGTCATTGTGATATTTTTACTATCTAACGTGTTTTCAATGTTACCCCATCCATTAGATCCTAAAAGTGCCACCCCGTCTACTACTATAACACTGTTGTATAAAATAGATACGTTGGGTATGCCGTCAGTGATGGCAAGCAACTCTTTAGTTCTAACTGAAAGGGATTCACATTGTTCATATTCTAGTTTGCCGGGAACAAAGAATACAGCTTGATACTTACCTGATAAGTGTATCAAAACCTGCATTACTGTTCTTAAATTAGAACTAATGTTCCCGGCAACTA